GATGAGGCCACGCGTCTTATATCACTGCACGACCCCAAAGAAGTTGGCCAGATATGCGGCTAGCGGGCACACCATATTTCCCCCAGTGAGGGGCTTTGACACGATGGGAGGCGCAATGACGTGGGGGCAACGTACCGGACGAAGCATCGTGCTCCGTGTCGTCGTGGATCCTAACAGAACGCACCTGCTCCCGGATCATCATAACAGCGCAGGGGCGGCGTGGTGGTGCGAACGCCCATGCAGCGACTACAGCAAGTGCGAGGAGAGCAAATGACCACCAGCGAACTGATCACGGAAGTCCGAGCCAAGCTGAACGCTACTGACTACAACGAGTTCGCCATATGCCTCGATATCGCAGAAGAGGCGCTCAAGGTCGCCAAGGGCTTCGAGGACGACGAGCCGGTGGACTTCACGGAGTTGAACCGGGCCTACGGCGAGCTGGACGGGCTGCTGTGAGCGTCAAGATCCTCATCGGCGACTGCATTGAACGTCTGCGGGAGCTCCCGGACGAGTCCGTGCATTGCTGTGTGACGTCGCCGCCCTATTGGGGACTGCGTGACTACGGCGAGGATGGTCAGATCGGACTGGAAGACAGCCCCGAGGCGTTCGTGGGGCGATTGGTCGAGGTCTTCCGCGAGGTCCGGCGGGTGCTCCGGGACGACGGGACGCTATGGTTGAATCTGGGGGACTCGTACAACGGAAGCGGAGGTGCTGGCGGCGACTATGGCAAGGGCGGTCTCAAAGAGGGACAGCCGAGGTATCCAGGCCGGAAAGTCGGGACACTCAAGCCCAAGGATCTCGTCGGTATCCCGTGGCGCGTCGCCTTCGCCCTGCAAGCGGACGGTTGGTATCTGCGCCAGGATATCATTTGGCACAAGTCCAACCCCATGCCTGAGAGCGTTCGTGACCGTTGCACGAAGGCCCATGAGTATGTCTTCCTGCTGTCGAAGTCAGGCCGGTACTTCTGGGATCAGGAGGCAGTGAAGGAGCCGACCAGCGGCACGGCTCATGGCCGCGGTAACGGCGTCAACCCCAAGGCGAAGATGAACGCTGCCGGTAGCAAGCAGAATGAATCGTTCTCGGCTGCTGTATCTGGATTGGTTGACGAGCGCAACGCCAGATCAGTCTGGACCATTGCGCCCAAGCCTTTCAAGGCGCAGCACTTCGCGACATTCCCGCCTGAGTTGCCGGAGCGATGCATCAAAGCGGGCACCAGCGAACAAGGTTGCTGCGAGAAATGCGGAGCACCGATGAAGCGGGAAATAGAACGGACGACGATGGCTATAGCCCGAAGCGAGCGCACGCACGAAAAAGGCAGAACCCGGTCGTCTGGCACCATGCTGAATCCGCCGCCGACGACGACGACGGGATGGTCCCCTTCCTGCGAATGCGATGCGTCAACCGAGCCCTGCACCGTCCTCGACCCGTTCTTCGGTACTGGCACCACGGGTCTCGTGGCTGACCGGCTGGGCCGCTATTGCATCGGGATCGAACTGAATCCCGAGTACGTCGATATCGCCCGGAAGCGCATCAGGGACGATGCCCCGCTGTTCTCGGAGGTGACATGACCCCCTGGCTGGCCCTCATCCTCTGGACCTGGATCCCCGACCAGGCCGCGCTGGAGGTCTACACCTGCGCGTTCGCTGCGATCTACGACGTGGACTGCGACGAGGCGCTCGCCGTGGCCTGGGTCGAGAGCAGGCACCGGCGCAACCCGACCAGCTCCTACCGCCCGCATCCCTGGAGCCCTGAGCACCCCTGGCGGATCTGTGGGGTGTATCAGGTGACGGGCGGGAGGTACGGCAAACCGCACTGTGCGCTCATCGTCGGCTGGCTGTGGATCGGCGTATGGGCCGGGGTGTCGCATATAGCGTACTGGCAGGGGCGATGCCCGAAAGTTTGGCCCTGTGCGTACAACAAAGGCAATGCTGGCTGCCGGGTGGATGGGTGCGACTATCAACGAAAAGTTGAGACGCGGGCGCGGTGGAAGCCTTGGAGGCGGATATGATTGATATCTTATTGACGGGGATGCTTGTTGGCCTAGTCGTCTTCCATGTCCACTGGCACCGCGAGTTGGCGCGGGCTGTTTGGCGACACAAGGCTCTTTGGCTGGAGACGCATGTCCTGTACGACGAACTTGAAGAGGCGCTTGAAATGCTAGAGGAAAAACTCGAAGAAGAATTGGCGGCGGAAACTGGATTGCCAGAAAAACGCAAAACGCCGTCACTTTCTTGTTGACTCCATGCGGATACCTGTCAAACTGGCTGCATGGACGGTCATTCTTACAACTGGTATCGTTGCTCCGAATGCGGGTGTCGCTGGATGGAGGAATACCTTGAGCCCTGTCCGCGTTGCGGCCACATGCGAGAGCCGCCCGACCCGTGCGACGACTGCACCGAGCTGCGGGGATTGCGAAGACATGAAGGAGGAACCATGAGCGACAGAATCTTGGAAAAAATCACAGTGAAGGCACTGGCGGAGCTGTTGTCTACGCAGCAAAGTTCCTATGGCGGCAATGGTGCCGTTGCGCAGGCGCGTCTCCTCGGTGCTCTCGCGCTGGAACTCCGTGGCCTCGACCGTGACGGTAGACCGCTGGGGCATATGGCGAAGCCTGCCACCGAGGTCATCACCGCCGCCGAGGCCGCGCCTCAAGAGGTGTCCGATGAGTCGTGAGATAGCGCAGTTCCAGGCGGCGCTTGTGCAGCGTCTCCCGCAGATTGAGTCAGTGCTCCCGGCGAATATGGACGCAAAGCGCTTCTGCCGGATCGCCACCGGGCTTGTGGAACGCAACCCGAAGATCCAACAATGCACACCTGCGTCATTCGCTCTCTCTGTCCTCGGAATAGCGGAGCTCGGCCTGGAGCCAACGCTCGGGATGGTCTACGTGATCCCGTACAAATCCACGGCGACTTTGCAGATCGGCTACCAGGGCATGATCCAACTCGCCCGCAACAGCGGCGACGTGCTCGATATCTACGCCGTGGTAGTCCGAGAGGGCGACGAGTTCGAGGCTACCTATGGCACGCAACGTTCTTTGACCCACCGCAAGACCGCTCCGAAGGAAGCGCCATTCACGCACGTCTACGCCGTCGCCAAATTACGGGACACGGAGCCAACTTTCGTGGTCCTGGACCGCGAGGACGTGGAGAAGCGTCGCAAGGTGAGCAAGACGGGCGACAGTTCTTCCTCGCCATGGGTTCAGTGGCCCGAAGAGATGTGGAAAAAGACAGGAATCCGCGCGCTGTTCAAGATGCTCCCGAAGTCCACGGAGATGCTGCGGGCGGGCGTCATGGACGACGACGGGGCCATGGGGCGGCAGACGCAGGTGATCGATGTGGACGCAGCACCCGCGCCGAAGCCATGGGACGGCCCCGCCCCCGTGGACAACGAGGATTTCATCCCGGTGGACGGTGACGACCCCGACGAGCCGCCGCATGAGGATCCTGAGACGAAGAAGAAGGGAGGTCTGGTATGAGAAAGCGATACGGCGACGTGACGGTAGAGCAGGTGGAGAGCGGGAAGGCATGGGTGGGTGTCGCATCCATCGACGGCGGCAAGGACGACGCAAAGAAGTGGATCGTGGAGAATGGCGTTCTCGGCGAGACCTACCGTATCGCCCGGATTTACCCTGAGCGAATCACGGTCAAGGCCACGGAGCGACGATTCCTGGCGTCCACCGCCGAGCCCTCCGAATGACGCCCTACTTCACCGACATCGAAATCGTTGAGGAGATGCCCTCCGCGGTCTACTTAGACCGCCCCGAAATCAGCCGGTCGGAACTGGTATCACTGCTCCAGTCCTCGGCGAAATTTCCTTGGAACCGAGAGCACCCGAAAGAGGCGACGCCCGCCATGGTCTTCGGGAGCATGGTGCATTCGCTGATGCTGACGCCGGGGGAGTTCGACGCTGAGTTTTTGGTGTCGGACAGTCCGAGCAGGCGCACGAAAGACTGGAAAGAAGTGGTACTTGAGGCAAAGAGGCGAGGCGTTATTGCTGTCCTCGCATCCGATCTGGAGCCGACACAGGCTTGCGCCGACGCAGCAACGGAGGCATTTGGGCCGATCCTTGAGGTCTGCCGCAAGGAGGTCGCCGTCTTCGGCACGCACGCGGAGACAGGTGTCCGGGTCAAGGTACGATTGGATCTCCTGCATGACGATTATATCGCAGATCTCAAGACGACGAAGGACGCCTCGAAAGACGCTTTCAGTCGATCAGTGGCGAAGTTCCGCTACGACATCCAGGCGGCGCTCTACGGCGATCTGGCGGGTTCCTTGATGGGCCTGGAGTATTTGCCGTTCCTATTCGCGTGCGTTGAGACAGAGCCCCCATACCTCACCGCAGAATGGGATCTGTCTGAGGAGTGGATCGAGAACGGCCGCGCCGACTATGAGTGGGCGCTGAATTTGTACAAGACCTGTGAGGCTGACGGCTATCCGCAGACGCTCGGCAAGGGCACGTTGGAGCCGAAGCCTTGGCAGATCGGGGGATGAGATGAAAACCAAGATGGCTTTTGCGATCCGCGCGCTGATGGCAAAGGCCGGGCTCGACACAAAGCAGGACCTAGTCAGCCGAGCGAGGATCTCGCACGGCGCGCTTCTGTCGCTGGAGCAGGGCAGGGCCAACCAGGCCACGCTCGCGAAGGTGGCTGGAGCTTTGGGCGTCACCGAGTCGGAACTGTACCTGATGGCTGAGGACATAGGCATGGGCGGCGACGAATGATCACCGTCTTCTCCGTAGATCCGCCTAACGCGTGGGCGCTGATGACTGAGCGGGAGGTATTCAGGTATGGCCGCATCCCTGTTATTCGCACCGCTGGCCGCATCAACTACGAGGCATGGGCGCAGAGGTGGCGGGGCGTAACCGCCGCAGTGGGCGAGGCTGACGTGTTCGGCATCGAAGCTATCTATCTGCACGACCGCGGCGACGATGACCCGCACGTCCGCAAGGGCAAACAGCGCGGATCTTTGGTGTTGGCTCGACGAGCGGGGATGATCGAGGGGTTCATTCGGTCGCAACATCCAGCAGGGAGCGTGGAGATCGTCACGTCGGGCGACTGGCGGAAAACGAGCGGTTTCCTTGAGCGCACGGGGCGGGAGGCGCTGAAGGCTGCCTCAGTCGCCTTGGTCAAGCAACTGTACGGGCTGGATGTCTCGCACGATGCGGCCGACGCCATTTTGATAGGACGCCACCTGGCTATTGTGACTGCGGTGGCGCCATGATGCGGCGATGGGCATGGGATTATAGGGGGCGTCCTGTCCCTGAGATGGCCCATGTGCCGTCGTCCTCGCCGTGGCGGGTCAACGGGTTTGGACTGCCCGCAAGGCAGGGAGAGGCCCTCACACCTCCGGGCTCGCTATTATCCCCGCCTGCCCGCAGCGGCCTGTGAGCAATTGACGCCCGTGGAGGGCGAAGGAGGAACGATGAAGATGATCACGATGATGCTCACCCTGGTAGCGCTGGGCGCGTGCTCCGCGTCGCACGCTCTGGCCCCGGTCATGGATCCTGCGGGACTCGCCGCGGCCGCGGGCCTGACCTCAGAGTGTATCGCAGCGGAAGAGGCCACGGTCGCCCCCGCGTTTGACGTGGACTGGGGCGACGGCGATGTCACCTATGGTGGCGGCGTGTTCCTGGGCTGCGGGTCGTATCTCTACCGCTTCCGATGTACGCAGGAGCGGGACGAGGACGGCCGCAAGAAATGGGTTTGTGAGCCGCTGTCGCGGTGGACCGAGTTGGTCGACTGAACGACCATGAGTGGACGCCAGATCCCCTACGTCCGTTGCGACGAGTGTGGGAAGTTGAAATCAGAACGGACCATGTATCCGTGGGCCGAGAAGCAATACTGTATGGACTGCCTGATCCCGGTCATGCGACGGGATATGGTGTCCGACGAAGAGACGAGGGGGCCAAGCCCTGCCGCCGATGCGTTGCACATGCCGACCCCCGCTGACCCGCTTGACGACATGCTCATCATCCTGCGCCTCTACGCGGATGGCAAGAACTGGGGGTCGGTCAACCAGCACGCGACGGCGCACCGCTGGAAGGGTAACGGCGGGCCTGGTTACGGGCCCGCGCGGCGGCTGCTGAAGAGACATGGACTGGAGGAGGGATAATGAGCCTGCAGGATAGCATCGTAGCCGCGGCGCTGGCAGATGTGGCGAGAGGTCCGGTCGAAGGCCCTGACGACGACTGGATCACCGAGAACATCATCGAACCGAGCTTCGGCCCCGGCCACACGCCGAAAGGAACCCAATACTGCGCCATGACCGTCGCCCGTTGGTATCGTCTGGCGGGCTTCGGAGACACGGCGGGGATGCACAGCGCAGGAAAGGTGCTCTACAAGTGGGCCAAGCGCGTCGGAGCGCACGTCTACCGCAACGACGCCAAGGCCCGCGAGCGCCGCTTCCCCCGGTCTGGTGATATTGTGATCCACCAGAACAAGCCGGGGAGCTGGCACGGCCACGTCATGCTTTGCGTCGCCGCTGGCCCTGGTACCGATCGCATCCTCATCGCGGAGGGCAACCACAGCAAGTCCATGGGTCCATCGCAGATGTGCTACTACCCCGGCACCCTGGGCGAGGATCTGGAGCGTCGCGCGGGGATCGGCCTGCGCTGGCTGTCGCCCCAAGACGCGTATATCGCCGCATGGGTCAGGGTTTCCGATGGCTGAGTGGGTCGGAAACAAGACCGCGCAGAGGATGTTTCGGCTGACTGATAAAGCCGTGGCAGTTCTCGGCGCAAGGGGCGTAGTGAGGCGCAGGCTCGACCGTGAGCAGCGAGGCAAAAAACGAGCATTCGTCTACAGCGTCGCAGACCTGGCGGCATGGGTCAGAGTCAATCGGCCTGAGATCGCCGCCGACATGAGACCGTGCCTCCGATGTGATCAGGAGTTCGCGTCCGAGGGATCGCACAACCGCGTTTGCCCGCCCTGCCAGAGCGTCAACGCCCGTCATTCCCAGGGCGGCAATTGGGATTACTGCGTTGAGGGGTGGTAGCATGCAATGGAGTAGGAAAGTTCCCGACGTGGGAGGTGATTATTGGGCGGAGATCGCGGGCCCTGAAGAATCTTGGATAGCAGTCGTGAGGCATTACTGCGAGCACCTGGTCTATGTCGCAGGTTGTGAGAACGGCGTCCTGACAAGAAAGGTTCTTCGCTGGTATGGTCCACTTGTTCCACCACCGATGGACGACGACTCTGAATGATGCTACTTTGCCCGCAATGGGCAGGCGCAAAAAACCCCACGTCAAAAAGCCTCCGATACCTGAAGGAACCAGGCAAGGTTCCGACGATTTCCACGAGGCGCTGTCCAAGAACGCTGAACTTGCATGGCAGTGGTTCCGCTACTACGAGGTGACACCTGACGAGTTCCTCCGCGACTGCATCAAGATCGTCGATAAGGATGGCAACTACATCCCTCTGGACATCAGGGATCCCCGCTACAGCCGGGCTCAAAAGTACTACTTCAAGCTCTTCATGCAGGAGTATTTCAAGACAGGGCGTTTCCGAGCCATTGTCCTGAAGGCCCGTCAGTGGGGCTGTACGACGCTCACTAAAGGCATCGAAGTGTGGGCGATGATGTTCAATTCCTATCACCGAGCACTATGTCTGGCGGATAGTTCGGAAGGGTCCGAGGGCATCCTGGAGATCCTGCGCGACATGGTCCACGGGCTCCCTGATTGGATTCGTCCGCGCTTGAGCGTGGACAGAAATAACCGCGTCCGCTTCGACGGCTGGCCCAAGGATTCGCCGCTGCACCTCCTGGAAGACGGACGCAAGCACAAGAACCGCTCCTGGATGCGGGTCGGGACGGCCGCAAACGAGAAGGCGGGCCGTAAGTGGTCCGTTCGCAGCTTTACGGGTAGCGAAGTTTCGTTTTGGGGCAAGGTCGCATCAAAGGTGCTCGGCGGGATCTCGCAAGCGCTGGCGAAGACGGATGGCTCAATCGGCGTACTGGAGTCTACAGGAAACGGTTGGGGCGGCGAGTTCTATGATCGTTGCCAACGCGCCCGCACGGGCGAGTCGCCTTGGAAGTTCGTTTTCATCCCGTGGTTCTTGATCGGTGAGTACAAACTCTACAGGAGCAACAAGGCAGAGTTGGAGTTCCTGGGCGTGAACTACGACGAGTTCTATCAGCACGTCTACAGGGGCCGCTATAAGGAGGCGGGACTGTCGCAGCGGGAGCGATCCTTCGCCGAAGAGCACCGCTGCGACGGCGGGCAAATCCTCTGGTGGCGATACACGCTCGAAGACTCCTGCAACGGCGATGAACTGCTCATGGCGCAGGAGTACCCTGCAACTCCCGAAGACGCGTTCATGGTGGACGGAGACGCCGTCTTCGACCCATCCGCTATCTTGCGCCAGATGCCGAAAGCGCTACTCGGTACCAGGTGGGATTTCGCCAAGGAACCGGATGAGCAAAGAGATCTCCTCTACAAGCGCGACTCGGCGGCCTTTGACCTTGAACCGCAAGCAACCGGCCGCATCCATGTGTTTCATGAGCCCGAGGTGGATCATGAATACATCGTCTCCATCGACCCCTCAGAGGGTGCTGAATCCTACGTGGACGCCAAGAAGGAAGGCGACAACACCGCAATTGTCGTATTGGACAGGACCGCTCACAGAGTCGCTGCGCGAGTGGCGGGCCGAATCGTCCCCGACCATACGGCGCTTCTCGGATACGGGCTGACCCTCTGGTACAACAGCGCCGTACTGGCACCCGAGAACAATGCGGGGTTCGGCACGTCAATCATCGAACTCGCGAAGGAGTGGGCTTACCCCAATACGTTCTTGCAGCGCATCACGGACGATGTAAAGAAGACGCATACGTTCAAGATGGGCTGGAACACCAACCCGAAGACCCGCAAGGAAATGTTCGACACCGCCAGGTCGGATGTGCGCCGGGGCAAGTGGGAGATCCTCGACGAGATGCTCCTCCGCGAACTGGCAAGTATGGTGTTCAAGAAGCGCGAGGGCGGGCGCATGAAACCCATGGCAGGCGGCGGGGCGAAGGATGATGTCTGCCTGGCGTTCGTGATCGGGTGCAGGGTGGACTATCTCCTGGGCGAGATGGAGCGCGAAGAGGGCAACGCAGAGAAGAAACCGAAACTCGATCCTGAAAACATCCTGTACCACGAGTGGATGCGCATTCGGGAAGAGGAAGAGAACCCGCACAAGTATTCGCCCTGGTAGGTCGCTTCCAAAAAAATCTTGCAAGCGGGTGTGGCGTTGTGCAACATGGTGTTGTAAAATGCCACACCGGGAGGCGCTTGCATGGACTCTCTCGGCTATCTTCTGACAGCAATCATCGTCTGGTTGGTTTTACGTGAAGCCCGCATCATGGGCCAAGGCTGGCTGAAGCATGTTGAGTCGGAAGCGGACTTGGACCGACAATTGAAACATGACCTCCTAGAGGCAGAGCAGACAGGGAAACTGGAACTCCTAGAAGCACAGGCGGAAGCAGAACGGGACGTGGCTGACAAGTGGTCGGAAACTGGAGCGAGAGTTTCTCGCTCCAACAATCCCCGCTCAGACGAGCCAGATGGGGCAGTGAACATGGAGATACCGGTTGAAGACTACCGCACGCCATAGTCGCTTGCTGTGGGAGACTGGCGATCCCCTTGGGGTTCCGTCTGTTGGTGTTCCAGGGCAGAGCAGCATCGGAGATCCGGCAAAACTCAACGTGACTCCAGCGGCGGCGGCAAGGGCTGTTGTTACGCCCGAAAGCATGGCGCTTCTCCAGGTCGAAGAGGCGGCCAGCGAGGATCAGCATCTCGCTGGCCGGACGATTCAGGGCACTACTGGCCTGACGCAGACGCGACCGCTTGAGATGCAGGTGTGGGGGTAGACCGTGTACGAAGTCACCCCCATGCAGCAGCGGAAACGCCGAGTGAAGAGGAACTGGCTCGGGGGCCTCTTGTCGAATCTCATCACGGCTCCGCTGTCACTTATACCAGGTGTGGGGCCGGTATTGCAGCAAGGGGCGTCCAATTTTCTGCAGCAGAAAACGGGCCTTGGCCCGCAGGTGTCAAACAGATGGGTTCCTGGCGGATCCGCGTCAGGTGCTTGGCAGGCTTCGCGAATGGACCCTGTTGACGAGTTCAACCTCGGGTCCATAGCAGGCGGTGACTGGTGGCAGCGACAGCAGCGGCAGGACATCCTGGACAACTGGATGCCGCCGCTGGCGTAGGTGAATATGGCTGATGTTCAAGAGCTGATCCAGCGCATCAGGGCGAGTGAGCGGGCGAAGCGCGTTCACAAGGCCCAATGGCTCTTGAACACGCTGTACTTCAAGGGCTACCAGTGGCAAGCGTACAACGAGACGCTCGGGATCTTCCAGGACCTCGGCCCGCGGCACGAGTGGAAGGTCCGCGTCGTTGAGAACTACGTGCGCCCCATTGCTCTGACAATGGCCGCGAAGCTCACGCAGAACCGCCCGACCTGGACGGTCCTCCCGGCAACGATGGACTCCGACGACCGCAACAAGGCGCGGGTCTCGCAGCGACTCCTGGACTACACCTGGGACGAGTGTGAACTTCAGCCGAAGCTGTATGAGGCCGTGCTCTGGTCGGTGCTCACCGGACAGGGTTTCTGGGCGCTCTATTGGGACCGCAACAAGAACCCGCAGGAGTTCATTGACGACGACGGCAAGCGGGTAGTGAAACCCATAGGCTTTCCGTCCATCGATGTTGTGGCCCCGTTCGATATCGGGCTTGATCCACTGGCTGATTCCGTGGAGAACTGCGAGTGGGGTTACCGCGTCAGGCTTGCAAGTACGGAGTGGGTCAAGGAGCAGATCGGAAAGCGAGTCGATGGCTCCGACATGGCCGACTTCGACCCTGACCTAGACCCACGACAGCAGCGTTCAAGCCTGTTCAACGATGTCCAGACGGGCGACGTGTACGGAGACAAGTATACGCCTGTGTGGGAGTTCTACGACACCGTTGCACAAAAGCTCTACTGGCTCACCAAGGAGAAAATCCTTCGCGTCGATGACTGGAAGTGGCCGGTGCCGTTCGTAGAGTTCCCGTTCGTGAAGAACCTCGGGGACGTGGACGGTAACGTGCTCACCGCGGGCGGTGTGTGGGGCGATACGGTGATCTCCGACATCATCGATCCGCAGCGCGAACTCAACAAGACGTCGAGTCAGATCCTCGAAATCAAGAACCTGACATCGTTCCCGCGTCTCCTGGTGACAAGAGCGGCAGCGGTGAGGCGGCAAGACGTGACGGACATGCCGGGGTCGATGGTCCCCTGGTCCGGCAACGGGCAGAAACCCGAGCAACTCAACATCGGGGCGATCCCCTCGTATTTGTATCAGCTCCCCGACAGGCTCATCCAACGGATGTTCGACCTCAGCGGGGTGCATGAGATAAGTCAAGGAACGTCGCCGGGTTCAATCCAGTCGGGACGCGGACTGGCGATACTGGCGGAGATGGATGCTACGAAGTTCGGTCCACCCGCCCGCAACATCAGCAGAGCGATTCGACAGGCGGCGATCCAGATCCTCAAGCTCTGGAAGGCGTACAGCGAATACCCACAGATGCTACGCGTCGTGGGCGACTCAAACATGCTGGAACTCGACGAGTTCGATGCGGGCGACATCGAGAGCTTCGACGTGAAGATCCAAGAAGGATCAACGATGGCGACGAACAAGTCGCTACGGACCGATCAGATCCTCCAAATGTGGCAGCTCGGCATTGAACAGGACCCGCGCAAGATCAAGAAAATGCTGGAATTTGGGGACATGGAAACGGTGGCTGGCGACTTCGACTTGGACAGGCTGAAGCAGCGACGCGAGATCCAGCGCATCCTGGGTGGCGAAGAGGTTGGGATCGACCCTTGGGACGACAACCACACGCACATTGACGAAACCGAGATGTACCTCAAGTCCACGGACTTCGAGAACATCGAAAACGACGTCATCAGGCAGCGGCTCGTGAAGCATTGGCAGATGCACAAGGAGGCCATGGCCGCGCAGCAGCAGGCGGAAGCCGTGGCCGCGCAGCAGCGCGGGATCGCATCGTCGGGAGCAGGGGCGCGACAGGAGATTCCGGACGTGTCCTTCATGCAAGGCATTGATACGGGGGGCGAGGCGAACCCCGTGGGGCGTGTTGACCAGATGATAGGAGAGGGGAGATGAGCGAAGAGACAAGAACTGACGAAGCTGTTGATACGGAAACGCCGGAGACTCCCGAGGAGGAGATTCCGGAGGTTGAGGAAGAGTTCGATTACGAGGAACTGCCCGAGCCTGAAGCCGAAGCGGAGGAACCCGAAGGGGATCTGAGGACCGCGCTGCAAGAAGCCCGCCAGCAGATGCTGGAGGAGCGTCAGAGCGGCATGGCGTTCAGAGGAGAGGCGGAACGTCTCATCCGAGGACTGCGCGAGCAACTGCAAGGGCAGCGGCCGCGGCAGCGACCCGAAGAGGATGAGGACCCCTGGAACGAACACCAGGAACAGACCACGGCGGAACCGCAGGGAGACGCTGCGGTAGCTCGGCAAATTAGCGAGCTGCGCCGAGAGATCCAGGGCATGAAGTCCGAGAGCCAGCAGCGGGACATGCGCAGTAACATCGAGAATGCCATGGGGGCACAGAACGAGAGGCTCGGCATGGAAGCCGTCTCCTTTCCCGATGTGGTCTACCTGATGCAGCAGAACCCCGGCATGACCGCGGAGGCTGCGGCGAGGACAGTAGCTCGTACAGAGGTCGCCAAGCTCCGCGACGCTGGCTACGTCAGACGCACGCCGAAGGAAGCGGCACCCGATCTCCCCGGCGGTCTGCGGCGACAGCATAACTATACCCTTCCGAAGGAACCTGCGAAGGACAGGGAGGGACTGGAAAGAGACATCGACGCGTTTTTGGATGGCCTCGAAGAGTAGGGCACTAAACGCACTGGAGAATTTGAATGGCGGTACTGGGACAGAGCAGAGGCTCAAGCGAATACGATGGCGTAGTTGCGAACACCAACATGGATGCCCTCCTGCGGGACATAGTGTCCAGCAGCATCGTGTCACAGCTCAACCTGAGCACCCCGTCCCTCGACGTGTTCGGCGGGTTCAGCGAGAGCATGAGCGGGAGGCGGATGACCGCCCCCCTGGAGACGCAGGTCAGCGGCTCCTTCTCTGCCGCGGCCGAGGGTGAGACCATCATCGGCGCGGACAAGAGCGAGTACACCGAGTACGAGGTGCTCGCGAAGTACATCTACGGGCAGATGGCGCTCACGGGCCAGGTCATGAACGCCACCAGAAACAGCAAGGGCGCGCTGAGGCGTGCGATCTCCGTCGAGACGGATGGCCTGGTGCGGTCCTTCCGGCACCAGCTCCAGCGGCAGTTCTGGGGTAACGGCGTGGGCTACATGGGCCTAGCGGATTCCGTGGATGGCGGCGACACCGTCACCATGGACGACACGGCGACCTACCCCGTCCCGACCGACACCCGGCACTTCCTGAAGGGCATGAAAGTCGCGTGGGGAACCGCAGCCCAGCTCGCATCAAACGCCAACGACGGCTACGGTGTTATCTCGGGGGTCACCTCCTCAACGGTGTTCACCATCACCAAGACCGGCGGCAACAACCCCGCGGCGTCCGACTACTTCGTCATGGGCGACGTCAACGTGAACTCCCTCAGCAAGGAACTCATGGGTATGGGCGGCATGTCCGATGCGACCGCGGACCTTCAGGCCGTGGCGATTGCGTCGTATCCGTCCTGGGTGCCGACCGTGCTGCACGCGAACGGCGGCGGCGGCGTGGGCGTAGATCTCACGCAGGACCTCATGCTCCGCATGGTCAACAAGTTCGTGAACATCAACGGTGAGCAGCCCGACTGCATCTTGGCTCACTACAACATGCAGAACGAGTACATCAAGACGATCAGCCCCGACACGCGGTACGCGCCGCAGACCATGAAGGGCGGTCACAAGACCATCCAGTACGCGGCGGGGGCCGGTGACATCCTGTTCGTGTGGGATCGCTACGCGCCGTACTACCGGCTGCTCTTCCTGAAGAAGAACAGCTTCCGGTACGCGTGGTGGCAGAAACCTGGATGGATCACCACCGGGAACCCCAACGGACAGATCCTCCGGTTCGTACCCAACGGCGATCAGGCCGTCGGAATCTATGGTGCCTACGGCAACTTCTACACCAGGAACCGTCAGCACCTCGGGATCCTGGATGAAGTGAACTGCACCATAGACTAGGTGCCTTGAGGGGAGGGCGGGGTAGGGCATTGTCCTGCCCTCCCCTCTCCTGTAATGCCCTTTGGGGCAAACTGGGGGTTTGGGATTATGCCCGCCCCCTAAGAAGCAGGAGGCTTCAATGATTCGTTCGCATAACATAGATTGGAACTACCTCGTCAAGACGCCCGAGACAGCGTCTTTCAACATCTCCAAGTACAAGGCTGGCGAAGTCGTGATGCTGGACCCGGCGAATGCGTCGGCCGACATCGAACTCACGCTGGACGCGGTCATCAACGGCCCGGTGTTCTTCGTCATCAAGAGTGCGACGACCACCTACGCGGTGAAGGTGATGCACAACAGCCTGTGCTACTCCTTCGCCAGCGACCTTACGCTTGGCAGCGCCTCGCAGGACCTGGTCGGCAAGGTCTTCGTTCTGTACGGCGACGACACGAAATGGTCCTACGAGGGTCCGGAGGACGTGGACTTCGATGGCGACCTTTCGGTAGACAGCCTGACCTCAGCGGGCGACATCACCATCGCCGACGGCAAAGGCGTCGTTGCAGCGGGAGCAAGCTACTTCAAGGGCACCGACGCGGCCGACGAGACAGCGGGCGACGATATCGACGTAACCCTAGCGGCTGGTGGCGACGCGGCAGGCGCGGCGGTCGGCGGCGATGGTGGCTCCCGGAACGTGACCGCTGGTGCAGGTGGAGCAGCGGACGATGCATTCGCCGCTGGAGCTGGTGGAGACCTAACCTACACGGCAGGCGCGGGCGGTGCTGGAGACGACGACGCTGGAGCGCTCGGCGTACCTGGCGCTGGTGGTACTCAGACCATCTCTGGCGGTGCTGGTGGCGCCGGCACCGCGGCTACCCAAGACGGGGCGGCTGGCGGCGACAACGTCATGGCGGCTGGCGCGGGCGGCGCGGGCGGCGTAGGTACCACAAGCGGTGCGGGTGGCGACGGCATTCTCCGTGGTGGTGCAGCAGGAGCCAACGGCGGCGGCGGCGCAGGCGACGACGGAAAGGTCAAGATCGGGGACCAGGACACAGACAGCATTGAGATCGGCAACGCGACCGATAATCCCGAGACGAATTTCCTTGGGACAGGGGATGTCAATCACGGCGGCGATTGCGTTGTCGTCGCCACGAAGAAGTTCAAGGGACTGGGCGACGCCGAACTTGAGGCAGCAGAAGGCCCTGCCGAAACAAATGGTTTTGATACCACGTTCATAGGCGGCGATGGCGGCGCAGCCGCAGGCGCAGCCAAGGGCGGCGTCGGTGGTGGCGTTCGAGGCTACGGCGGCGATGGCGGCGCAGCGGACGCAGCCAACGGGGGCGGCGCAGGTGGTCAGGCGCTCCTGGTCGGTGGAGATGGCGGTGCCGGTTCCGCGGCCAAGGCAGCGGGCGCAGGCGGCGCGGGGGCAATCTCGGCAGGCGCTGGCGGCGATGACGGCGGTGCCAACGCGGCCGACGGCGGTGGTTTCGTGATCACGGCTGGCGCGGGCGGTTCGGCGAGCGTGGCCGATGTTCAAGCTGGCGGCGGCGGCGATCTGACGGTTGCTGCCGGTGCAGGCGGCGCAGGCGGCGCAGCGGCAGCAGTCGGTGGTGACGGCGGCGACCTGATCTTGAATGCGGGTGCTGGTGGCGCGACCGGCGGCGCGGGTGCTGGCGTCCATGGACTCTTGCAGATTGGCGCAGCGAACACCGACAGCATCGAGATCGGCAACGCGACCGACAACCCGGATGTGGATTTCATCGGCACCGGGACTGTCGCCATGGACGGGCCGCTGGAAGCCCCGATGAAGGATATGTCCATCCTGGAGGCCCCCGACGACGAGGCATTCCGGGGGATCACGATGTCCGTGACCGCGGGGGAAAACGTCTCCGCAGGCGACGCGCTCTATCTCAAGAACGACGGGAAGTGGTGGAAGGCAGATGCGGACGTTGCGGCTGGACCGCTGGTGCCCAGCGCGGCGCTCGCTACCGCGGATGCGTTGGCAGACGCAGACCTCGTCGTGCTCGTGTACGGCACCATGCGGCAGGACGCCAACTGGGCGCTGGCGACAAAGGGTGGTGTAGTCTACCTGGGCGTCACCCCCGGCACTCTGACGCAGACGGCTCCCGCAAACCCAGGTGATGCCAAGCAGCGCCTCGGGATCGTGACCGATCTGGCCGATACCGTGTTCTTCTGCCCGAGCATTGATGTTGGGATCGTATAAGGGGGTGAGCGATGACCATGAAACTGCAATCGCTGGACTTTGACGGCACCGATGACTTTCTCGATTGCGGGAACGGTGCAGCGGTCCAGGTCACCGACAAGCTCACTTTTGGCATCTGGTGGGAGTCTGGTGCTCAGGCCGACTACGAGCACATGGTCAAGAAGTGGGAATCCGTGGGCGACGACCGCGGCTGGATGATGCGAACAGCCCACGTTTCCTACCCTGGCTGCGAACGCAGGCTGCATATCGTGGTGTCCGATGACGGCGTTGGCACGAATCAGAAGGACTGGGTCAGCGACATCGTCAACCCCGCCAGCGGCTACGTGTTCAACGTACTGACGTGGGACAGCGGCACCCTCAAGGCATACGCCCAGGGGACCGTTGTGCCTTCGTGGACCAAGACCCGAGACGATGCCTTCACCACGATCAACAACTCGACAAGCCCGCTGGAGATCATGGGATCTTCTCCGCTGAAGGCCAAGTTCATCGGAGCGTTCCTGCTCGACACGGAGGTTGCCAGCCAAGCCGACGTGACAGCGCTTTTCAACGGCGGCACGCCCAAGGATCCTCGCTCTATCACCTGGAGCGGGAACCAGGTCCTCAAAGCGCTCATCGGCTTCGGCAAGGCATACCCCAAACTCCCCGGCGCTGATGATGTGCCCGATAAAGTAGGGACCAACCACGGGACCACGCAGGGATCCATGACTCAGGACGACGTAGCCGACACGGCTTACGACGCTCCCAATCAGGTGGGGCGGCTCGACAAGTACAACGATGCCGTGACACTATCAACCTGGAACGGGATAGCACCGTCCACCTGGAACGGCGCGTAGGGGGGAGGATGTTCAACTCATTGCTTCTGGACAAGTCAACTGATGTGCGTCGGACAGCGACGTTCAAGATACCTCCGACATGTGAGGGCATCCTGGTCTACATCCCGACAATCGACAACGCCGCTGTGCAGTTGGAGGTCTACACTGGCACGCCTCCGTCAGCGGGTGACGCCGCTGTGCTCGCGGCCGACCAAGACACGGACTGGAGCCTCGTCGAAACCGCAATCGCAGCGGCAAGCACCGGAAACAAGACCGTGAGGTTCAATCCTGTGCTTGCGGGGGGGCTCTGGTGCAGGATCTACACCAGCGCGGATCAATCAGCAGACCGGACTTTCAAGATCAACTGCCACGGACTGAGGTAATGTCATGTTGATGATCCCCGATCCAGCCTTTGAACGAATTCTGCGGCAATACGACGACGAGTTGCGGATACGGTGGAACGCCCGGGCGGATCGATGGGTCATTGGTCGCATGATCAGTCTCGCAGAGAGAGAGGGGAAGATCGACGGTGCTACGCTCATGAACGTGCGCCGTCGGTTCCATCCCATCTTTCATGTGACGACGGACCAGGGAGGTTTCCGTCAGCCGGGACAGGATACCATCGAGCGACTCGCCATGATGGATCTATTGGCTGGCGATGGGAACATGGACGCCAACAAGCGACGCCTCATCGAGGATCTGAAGGCAGCGGACGCGGCAAGACAGAAGGCGGCGGAAGATGAGCGGGACGACCTCGTAACGCAGGCGATTGTCCCGACAATCATCCGCTCCAACACCCCGACGATGGTGATGTAGATGACGCTGGGCGACATACAGGATACCGCAAGGGTGCTACTCGCCACCAGGGACACAACGAACGTCTGGACGGACAGCATTTTGACGACCCTAGCGAACATGGCGCAGCGGCACGTCTGGCGCAGGGTAGCGGGCTACAACCCCAACCTCTGCGCGGCTCAGGGGCGCGTGACGTACTCCGCTGACGCTCTGAAACTCGACCTCGAAACCGCTCTGTCCGCCAATATAGACTCACTGTTGGCCGTGTACGCGCTGAACGAGGACGCAGACCCGAGCGCAAGCAACACCACATACAGCCTGCGCCCCGCGCATCTTGAGGAGATCGACGCTCCGAAATGGACAGGCGACCCTGGCGTAGCCGCTCTGACCACCTACACCACACAGACGACCAGTTTCCGCTTCGCCATGCAGGGCCGGGAGATCGTTCTTCGACCAATCCCCACTGAGGACGTGTATCTGTGGCTGCGCTACATCGCACCGCCCGCTGACATGGCCTCCCCGACGGACAGCGTCTTTGATGGTGAGTTGGTCAGCCTGCACGACATGGTCCTCTATCGAACATTGGTGCTATGCGCAACGCGCAGCAAAGAATCGGCAGCTCAGTATGCCAACCTTGAGCAAGGCGCGTGGTCCGAGGCTCTGCCTCTTCTGGGTTCGCAGGACTGCGAACCCTTGCCACCGCGACAACTCTAATGTCTCCCCCTGTCCGACCGGTACCGTTCTGGAACCCATCAGGGATCGACGGCCGCGCCATTAGCGAATCGCCATGGGAGCTCCTGCTGAACATTTTTCCGATGCCCGACGGCTGGCGTTCTTTCGGGGGTTGGCGGCGATGCAGCACGGGCAGTCCTGCCGTGCAGAAATTTATGGGGGCGGGGGCGTTCTACGACGGACACGGCGAGGGACTGCTGCGCTTCGGTCTGGACGAGACCAACCGCCTGTTCTACCTGGAGACGTGCAACGGCCGTGGAAATGTCAAGATGCACGGATACGTTGCGCCAGGCGTAGAGCCGGTGGAGCATATCGACAAGTACGCAATGGCCGCGCTCAACGGCCGCGTGTTCTTCACTGCCGACGGACGCACCCTGTACGTGACGGCGATCCAGGGCGTAGACAACGACGACATCATTCCAATGACGCCCGAGGGTGGTGATGAGTACGGGGGATTGAGCTTCGCTCTGACAGACTTCGTGGATGGAGTAAACGCTGTCAACTGGGGTTACATCAACGACGACTTTGGAGCCCCTGTTCTGGAGTCGCACGGACAACGTCTGTTCTTCGGTGGCTTCACCTCACGCATCGTCTCATTCTCGCAGGAACTCACCGACGATCAGCGATTCCTACTGAAAGATCTCGTTGTGACGAGCACGTCCGTGAGGCTGAACGCGCAGTGCATCGTGTTCACCGACGCGGACAACCCGTTCGCCATCGGCCTCGCCAATTTCATCCAGATCGGGACTAAATACCCGATCAAAGCGATGGTCTCCTGGAAGGAAACCCTCGTGATCTTTACTGAGGGAGATGTTTGGACCCTGACGGGCACGGACAATGCGACGTTCGATCTCAACAGGATCTCAGAAGGCGTCGGTTGCCAAGACGCGTACTCCGCGTGCGCGACACCCTACGGCGTGGTCTTCGGGGATCGCAACGGTATTCATCTGTGCGACGGCCAGAGCGTCAAATCGCTGTCGTCCACCATTGAGCATCTCTTCTCGGAGCAGACGCCGATTGCGGATTCATTCTCTGGTGCTGGCCTGATCCCGACGCACTTGGCGAAGGACTGGGGAGGCTTCGGATATGTGGCAAGCAGAGAAGAGGTTTGGATTCCCGTGTCCTCATCCGGGGCACTGGACAGTAATCAGTACCTCCTCGTGTTTTCGTTCCGCACTGGGACATGGACGATGCTCACCAGTCCCGGCACAGAGTACATTGAGGCAGTGGTTCCGCTGGGGAGCCGAGTGTTCGCGGTGTCGGGAAAGAACATCTATGAGGCGATGATTTCAAAGGGTACCGCGACCTCGGTGAACTGCTACATGGTGACGAAGCCTTTGCTCATCTCCGAGCAGTCGGAGCAGATGGTTGTCGGTACCAACTGGTTGTTCCGAAAGACCCCCGTGGACGGCAAACTCCATATGTGGGGGGCTGAGTCGTGGGCCGACAGCGATGAGCAGTACGGAGAATACGATATCCCCACTGCACCTGAGTGGGCCGACGCTGACACGCGTCTTTGGGGCACTATGCACTGGGGGGCCAGCAGAGGTGGAACCTGGACAGCGGACAGGAGTCGAACCGTGCGCATGGATTTCCTGGGGCGTTCCGGCTACTGGCGCATTGGCCTGTCCTGCACCAGCAAGAGCCAGACATGGTTGCGCGGAATGGAGTTCTTGACGCGTCCTGACGTGAGGCCGAAGGAATGATAGGGCTGAAACGACCGATCATCAGCCATCTCTTCGGGCCTCAGCAGGCCGCTGTGCTGCGTTCTGCAACCGCGAGGCCCGGTGTATACGTCGAGGAGTCGCAGGCCCTCACGGAAGCCCTGGGGCGGCAGGAGCGGTATATCTTTCTGAGCGAGGGCGAGTTCTACCTATACAGCGACCTGGAGGTCCGCACCGACAACGTGCTCATCCAAGGGTGCGGGCCTGAGTCGATCATCAGATTCGCCGCTGACTGCGAGTTCCTATTCAGCGGGGATCATATCACCGTTCGGGACATGGTCATCAACGGGGGCGACACCTCGTTTGCGAAGACCTACTCCACGAAGGCAACGGGAGAGTTTTTCACCGCGGACAACGTATGGTTCAAGGACAGTGACGGGGGGCTCTCTCTTCAGGGCGAATTCGCAAGCGTCCATGCCTGCATGGTGACTGGCCATAGCACTTGCGGTATCCTGGTGAGCGGGGATCGGGCGCGTATCCACCGGAATTACCTCGATGCACAGGCCGGGGCGTTCGGTGATATCAGAGTGACTGGTGGGAATTGTCTTGTGAACCTGAACCAGATCCCTGGGGGCAACCTTGTGAACACAGACCCGACCAACGACACCGCCCACAACATGCTCTAAGGGGGCAATATGATACTCAGCCTGACGAACAACCTCACGAACGGCACGACAGCCGATGCCGATGAGGTGATGGAGAACTTCAACGACATCGTGGACTTCATCAACGACGGCGACATCGACGAGTCGAACCTCACGGACAAATACTATCGGCAGGTGCTCACGTTTACGGCGGCTGCCCCCGCGGACGCCGCGGCGTTCGACTTCGGCATGGTCGCTGTCCCCCCCGTGGCGCAGTACGCTGTCTGCGAGGGCCTCAGTATCGGCGTCGAGGCAATCACGGCCCACGACATCAGCGCGGATCTGGAGGTTGACGGGAACCCTGTGAGCGGTACAGCGACGGCAAGCGCCGCAGGGACACCCGTGTATGCGTCGCTTACCGGGACCACGGTTGCCTCGGGATCCACGCTGAAGGTGTCAATCTCTGGCAACTTCACAGGGGTTACGAACCTCACGGTCTGCCTGTTCCTGAAGCAGATCATCAAAGGGGCTTGATATGGCGAACATGCCGAGAGGACAGCGTAGCGCGTTCAGCGGTCGTCGGATGCCGGGGCGTGACAACAACTCCAGGCGCAGACCCGGCATGGCCCCTGAGATGGATCCCATGATGGGCCAGCCGCCGGTGCCGCCCATGTCCGCGGTACAGGGGCTCTTGCAGGCCCCTCCACAGAAGCAGGTTGCGCCTATGCTCCCGCAAGGAAAGCCGTTGCCTGCATCAACACCGATCCCGCAGGCGCAGGTGCTCGGGCAGATGCTCAAGACCCCCGTGGCGGGTCAGGCGACGGGTGCCATGAAGGGGGCTGATGTCGTGTCCCAAGGGACCATGACAGGGGGCGGCTGGTATCCTGGCATGGGCGACGTGCAGTGGGTCTCAAAGCCCGGTGCCGCTGGCCCCGCGCAACTCCCGCAGACTGAGTTTGCAGCGGGCTTGCAAGACCAGATGTCCGACTACTTCGGGACTCCTGCGGGCATGGATCCCGAGGTATTCGAGCAGCAGAAGGCGGAAGCCGCGCTCGGGATCGAGCAGGGATACGCTCAGCAGCACGCCCAACTCGCAGAGCAGCTTGCGGCCCGCGGCATGGGGATGTCCGGTGCTTTTCTGACTGGGTCACAGGCCCTTGCGTCGGGTGAGGCGCTCACAAAGGCTAAGGCGATCAACGACCTGACCTACAAACAGGAGATGCTTACACTTCAGGACGAGTGGAAGCGTCTCAGTGCCATGGCCGGGCTCTACGGATCTGAGATAGATGCGTCGATCAAGATGAAATTGGCCGAGATCGCGGAGCAGATGAAGCTGGCCGAGTTCGAGCACGACAAGAAGCTCTCCGAGTTGGATGTCATGCTTCAGATGGCGACTGGCAAGGTCTCGCCCGAGAAGATGGCTTCGATGCAGGGGGACGTGGGCGAGTATCTCGAAACCGGCGAGTGGCCTGAGCCTGAGCCTGAGCCTGAGCCTGAGTCCCTGTTTAGTGGACCGCCCGGCGAAGGAACCTTTGGGGAGTCCAAGTGGTACAACGGGCAGTTCTGGACATGGGATGGTACGCAGTGGGTTGTGGGTGGCATGACAGGATAGGAGGGCGGCATGTATAAGATATCACCTATCAGCAGACCTCCTCGTAAGCGCCCGACCTTCGGTGAGGCGTTCCGATCTTCATTCGGCGGTGCGCTCGGGCAAGGTCTCGTGCAACTGCCCATCTCTCTCGGTATGGAGGTGGCGCGTACATCGCTGACACCTGGAGGCGGTTTCTGGCGCGCTATCACTCCTGAGAGCGAGGTCAAACAACACGACATTCTCGCCGAGCTCGATGTGACGGGAAAGCGACTGGCGCAAGACCTCACGCGGTCACAGACTGGTTACTACGACGTGCTCGGCACGGGCGAGAAGCAAGATATCGCGCAGCAGGAACTCCTGTTCCCGAGCAAACTGGGGCGGGCACAGACGGCAGAGGAGCGCGAGAGGACACTGGCAGGACTTCTGACTGGCGGTGAACTCGACGTGAGAGAGAAGAGCGGCTACGACTTCATGCGGGATATCCCGACGGGGGGTTGGCGTCGCCTTGGTCCGAAAGCCAAGCAGCGACGGCGCGGGACGGGCGGCGCAGCGCAGCCGAGTTACGACAAGCTCAGGGGTGAGTTCCTCAAGCGCATCGACAAGCTCAAGGGTGCTCCAGTGCAGAGGATCAGACAGAACGGCTCAGAACGTCTTGTGTTCGTGGGTTCCGATCAGGTAAACCTGCGAGTAGCGGCTCAGCTCGCAGACATCGGACAACTCGCAGACGCCATGCAGGCCGCAGACCCCGAAAGGGCCGCTGACTTCATCAAGAAGTTGGCCGAGGGCGGTGAAGCGTTCCGGGTCCAGCCAGGACTGACGATATGGGATGCGCTCATGCTTTCCAAGGGGGCTGTACCAGGCGGCCGAGGCCGTGGGATTGAGGATGTTGGTATGGGCAACCGCGGAGGAAAGCCGTTGGTCAGCGAAGCGAGGCCCGAGAAGCCCTCTCGCGTCATCAACGCAGGAACTCTCAGGCAGCAAGGGATCAAAGCTCGGGAGACATACGACAACGCGCAGCAGGCAATCGCTGGAGTTGAGGACGCGCCGCTGATCTCCCAAAGCATGAAGACAAAGCTGATCGAGGGATTCAATGCCACGGCCTCGGCGGCGGCAAGGGACATTCAGAAGATCAACGTCGCCCTGGAAAACATGGGCGCTCCCGGCGTCTCATTCGAGGCCCCGGCCAAGTAGCACGGAGATGAGGCATGGCGAACAGGCGGGACATCCTTGATGAACTTTTGAACCTGTCCGCTGTTGCTTCTGAGCAGCCCCCAGAGATGCTCCCGTCGTTGGCGGCGACCCCTATAGAACCGAGCATTCTTCCGCCCCTCGATCAAGTGCCCGTCATGCAAGAAACCCTCGGCGGCACACTTCCACCGCTTGAGGGGTCTGCGCTGGAGCCGGCCGCGGCGGTTGTCGGTGCAGGCGCGGGGCCGGTGGAGGTACCGTCCTCGCCTCCGGTGCTACCACCGGCCCCGCCAAGACGGCCAAGCTTCGCGGATCTGGCTCAATGGGGCGACGAAGCGGTTAGTCCCGTGGCTTCGCCTCCTGCGCCAGACTACGGGCCGTTTGGCCCCGAGATCACGGAAGCCCCCCCTCCCGTACCCCGACGCAAGCCTACGTGGGCGCAGACGGATATGGTGGGCCCGGTAGAGGATGAGGCAATCACGCGTGCGCTAAGAGAGTACAAGAAAGCACCATCCGCACAGAGGGCCAAGGCTGGTAAAGAGGCTGTTGAAGCGGCAAACGTGAAGCGACGGGAGATGTTCCTCGGTTCCAACCCGTTCAAATACACCACGGAAGGTTGGGATGTTCGGATTCCGCAGGAAGGCATTGAGATCGGTGGCGTGTTCGGTGGTGCTCCGAGCCTCACGGCGAAAGCCAAACGCGGAGAACTTGCCGAGAGAGAAGCGGTAGAGCGCGGCATCTCAGAAACGCAAGCGGAGACGGGAGCGTTGCACCCTGCCATCGGACAAAACGCATGGGCGGGAGCGCAATTCCTAGGCGGCGAACTGCCAGAGGAACTCACGTACTTGACCGATATCCAGATGACCAAGGGCAAGGGCTATGGGCTGGATCCGCAGAGTATTCTGGATGCGGCCGCCACTGATTACGACGGGCAACAACTCATCGGATACGGGAACTCATACGCGTTGATGCGCCTCGCCGCGTTCGCAACGGATCGCAAGGCGTACTATCAGATGCTCCAACTGCCCGAGGTACAGCAGTATCTCGGCGACCACAAGGCCGAGGGGCTCGAATGCGACAAGGCCGTGCGCGACCAGGTCAACGCAGACTTGGGGGGGCTCGCAGAGGTACTTCGGCCGCACATGGTCAAGGTCCATAAAGGGGGCACGCCGACCGACCCTCGACCGGCCGAGCTCCTCGACGAAGAGGGCAAGGTCTTGTCGCGCAGAGCGGCAGCGGCAGCAAGCGCGGGCCTCCCGGTCGGCGGTGACATCTTCCAGAACGCGACATCGTATCTTGACGATCCCGAGGGCGTGGAGCACGGCATTGAGAATGCGCCGGTAGAAATGCTGCCGATGATCGGCGACAACGCAATCGCCCGCGGCGACGGCATGACAGCGAAACTGGCGCTCCAGCGGCACTCGCAAGAGGCGTTGCCGCGGCTCCTGACTGGCGGCGAGATCGTGGAGAACATCCCGCGGTCGGCGGGGCACATGGCGCTCGGGCTCCTCAATCTGACTGGCATCCCGATCTTCTCTCAGAGCGTAGCGGCGCATATCGCAGCCGCGTCGCAGGAGTCGGAGACGTTCCGCGGCATTTGGAACGCGCTTGCGCCGCAAGCGTTTGAGGTTGAGCGGGTCGAGGGGGCGACGGGCTACGACGTAGAAGCCCGCTTCCACGAGGATCTCGTTCGAGGCGCAGAGGAGGCCCTGGAGAGCCTCAAGCAGTGGCCGCGTAACTTCCAGTGGCTTGCACACAAGACAACCGGGGGCGTGGTCCCTATGGACATGCGCAAGGCTCGGGAGGTGCAGGCGCTCTATGAGCGAGAGCCCGTCATGATGGGGCTCGACGTGCTTATGGTGACGCAGCCCACCATGAAGCTCGCGGGGGGCCTGCGGGGGCTCTACGCTCACAGGATGACTGGCCTCGGGGGAGCTTTCCGTATCGGACTTGCGGAGGGCGGTGCGCTCTACAAGCGAATGGTCACGATAGACGGGATGCTCGGACGCCTCGCCCGCGGCGTTCGCAAGGCCATGGACAAGCGCGCCGCGAAGACGATGGAAAATTTCCAGGAGGCCATACGCAAGGGCGATCCCAAGGCAATCGACCGAGCGCGGCGCACGATGAGCAAGTGGGACGAGGGGACGCTTGCGGAACTCGCAGAGGGAGTTGTCGGAGAACTCAAAGATGTGCGCGAGATGCTCAAGAAGGATGCTGCGGGCGCAGCGCAGGAAGTCGGCGGGCTCACCAAGGCCGAGATCCTCGACAAGCTCATAGACCACGTCCAGGTCGTCAAGGAGTTGGACCAAGGTTATGGGAACGCCGTGCGCGCACTCGGCCACCTCGCTGAATCTGTCGCTGGCGGAAGATGGACCAAGCGGCTGATGAACATGGCGAACCGCAACCTCAGTCGTCCATCTGAATTCGTCACAGAGGCCACGCGGGCGCTTGCTGATACCCTCAAGGGCAAGATGCCCGGAGAGATCAGGGGCCACCTCGCACACGTCGAGAAGACGCGCCACCTCCTTGACGACTTCGGTGTACAGGGTGCGGACTCAACACGCACGGCGATCATGATGGCAGCGAACGAGGGCGATGTCGGCGCGCTGGCGCAATTGACGGTGGGCCAGGATCTCGCTCCCGCGCAGCTCGCAGAACTGACTCGGTTCAGGCACGAGTTGGCATGGACACCCGACAAGGCATTCGCAGAGGCCGTCAACGCGGCAGCCAAGGGCGGCGAAGCGGCGGGGCAGACAGCATTCGATCTGGTGAGACGGGACATCCGCACGGCAATTGAGGAGGGGACCATCCAGGCCCCCATGTTCGAGAACGTACCCGCTGCGGTGGACGCAGCCGCGCTTGACATCGCCCTTGAAGCGGTAGGCCACAAGGGGCCGCGGCCAGGCGCTAACGAGTTCGTACGCATCTACGACGGGATCGAGGCGTCTCCGATAATGAAGGGCCTCACGGAGAAGAGTAAGCGCCAAGTGGCGCTCTACATCATGGGGAGACTGACTCCCAGACTCCAACGCAACAAGGCGTTCAAGGGCGCGACGATCAAGTACAAGAACTCCAGCACGGGCAAGATTTCCGAGGTCCCCGCCGCGACCATCGTGGATCGCTTTGAGGATGTGGTAACGGACATCGGGGCGCTGTGCTACGAGACCGGGCTCGCCGCTGTGGATGCAGGGCTCATCGACATCAAGGCCCTGCGCGCTCATGGACTGGAGTACGTACACAACGTCGTCAATCAATGGGGGATGAAGAACGTCAAGGGCAAGGCGAAGCAACTCCTCCGGGAAGCCAAGGCCGCAGAAGACCCACATTCGGTAGCAATGCTTGACGACCTGGTGCAGCAACTCAAGAACAAGCGGTCCAAGATGCCCGCCCGCGAACAGGAGTGGGCGCGCCTCGCCATGGAAGGCCCTGAGTTCATAGCGGCCGTCTACGGGAGTGAGGGTCCAGCAGCGCTCAAGCAGCGGATGATCTTGGAGTCATTCAAGTACGGCGCGGACTCCGTTGATCCGATGATGGCCGGCGCGGTCGGCAGGGACGTTCACCGCTATCTCCGTAAGGGTGGGCCGATGGCGATGGAGGAGACGTATCGGCAAATCTTCCACGTCCGCACACTCGCCAAGACGATTCAGCACATGGATGCGTGGGCCGATGACGTGGCCGCGGTCGTCAGAGACATAACACACAGCCCCGTGGTCGGCGAGACGACGGCGAAGTTCTTGCAGGATCGTTTCGGTATCGACGGTGCGAAGCTCCCTGGAGATCCCGCGGCGAGAACGGTCCAGATCGCCCGTATCCTCGATGAGGCAAAGGCTGTTTCTGCGGGAGCGTTGCCGAACGAGCTCCTCGGACATCTCAAGAAGCGGGGGTGGAGACCCGCGTCTCAAGCGTTCAGAGAGATCGCGCCGGCCAAGGCGCGGATGCTTGCCAAGTACGGCAAGGATATCCTTATCCATCCTGACCAAGTGGCGTTCTGGAAAGTTTTGGAGCGGGCCAAGAGGCAGCCGAAGACAAAGCCTCAGAAACTGCAACGCTGGCTGGTAAAGCAGCTCAAGCAGCGCAAGATCGTCTTCGAGACGGCCCCGTGGGTGCGCGACGAGATCAGCAATAGGTGGGTAGTAGGGCCGACCGGTGGACTCATGCCGTGGTCTCCCGCCTGGACGCTGGCGTCAAAGGTAATTCAGACAAAGAATGTCTTCTTTGAGCGGCTGCGGCAGATGGGGCTCATTGAGTCGGGACTGGAAATGGAGATTGGCGCTGGCGTAACTGACATCGCTTTCGGCACCCGCAATCGCCTCCTGCGCGCCCTTGATGACCACCACCACGGCAACCCGATGGAGGTCTCGGGACTCATAGCGAACGCCGTTGATATCCGCAACAGGGCAGCGAAGACGATGCTCGGGACGCTTGAAGAGACGGCGGGCTTGGTCGCCATGCCGGGGGAAACGAGGCTCGGGCAGTGGCTTGTCTACGAGCGCAACCTGGTGGATGGACGCGCCCGTACAGCCCAGGCCACGCTGGATATCATGAAAGGGGTCCTTGACGAGGCGCTTACTGATCCAGCAACAGCAGCCAAGCTCGACGCGCTCGGCAAGCAGATCAAGATCAAGGCCAAACTTCCACACGAGGCTCCCGTAGACGCATGGATGGGGGCGATTCACTCTTACGCCACCAAGGGTGCAGGAAAGGCAGGCCGACGCGCTAGGAAGGCAGCGAGAGTCGCTGAGAGAGAGAAGGGGATCTTCAAGCGGGACATAACCGAAACCGGGCGGGTAGCACGGCAGGCCAAAGGCGAGGCTATTGGCTCAAGGCTCACCAGTGTGTTTGACGAGATCCTGGACATGCTTCCAGAGGATCGATTGGCCGCGGCCGTCGAGAAAGCACGCAAGCAGTTCGTGGATTACTCTGACACGCCCGCGTGGGTGGACTTCCTGAGCAGGAAGGTCTATGGGGTGCCGTTCATCAAGTACAGCGCTCAGATGATACCTCGGCTCACGTCGCACTTCTTGAGAAATCCCGTACTCTCCGAAGGCATGTTTCACATGTCTAACGCAGCCAATACAATCGCATACAATATCATGGGCGGCGAGGGGGCTTGGCTGGACGCATACCAGGAGCACCAGGACCCGTGGCAGACCCTCCTCCCGATGTTCCCCGGAGTCCCGTGGGCGACCTCGGTCGAGGAGATCGGGACGATCCAGGAGACAGGCGGGATCGATACGACATGGATAACTCCTTTCGGCGGCGGCCTCGGCGGCCTGAACCCCATTTACTCGCCCGCCGCGCAGTCAGTAATTCCCTTGGCTCAGATGCTGGCGGGCAAGGATCCCCGTTCTGCGTACCCGTTGCGGTGGGAGAGCGTAGGCAAGACCAGGATGGCCCCGGAGCCGGCCGGCGCGTCCATGGTCACGCGCGGAGCTCCGACATCGCAGAAGCTCGTTGAACTAGCGGGGCAACTCACGAAGCCCTGGCTCCACGGGTTTGTCCCGCCTGGTATAGTACCTGGCCCTGAGCCTACAGGCACAACGGTCTCCTCGACGTGGCAGCCAGCAATCGAAAGCCTGTTCGGTATCGCCTCGCCCAACAAGCTCCGCGGCCCACCCGCGCTGATGATGCTGAGGGCGCTCGGGATCAAGACGTTGCCGTTCGGTGAGCGCTCCACTACGGCCCGTCGAGCGCAGAAGCGGGCGTATACCGAGGAGAAAGCCGCGGCCACAAAGGGCATGGGGCAGCGGGTCAGACGTCGCAACTACTTTGACGCGGCGCGCGACGCGTCCGGCGAAGAGGCCCGCTCAGAGATATCCGCGGTCAGGTCACAGGTCGGCACAGAAGGGTTGAAGCGTCGGCAGGGACTCGCTACAGACCCCGAAAGGGACGCGCACTATCTGGCCGAAAGAGCGGGCCTCGCAGAGGCCCAATGCGACGCAACAAACAAGAGGTTGAAGGAGGTTGGTGAAGCGTTCGCTGACAACATGTTGCGTCAGTTGTCGCAGCCGATGGATGCTCAGATGTTCTTCCAGATCGCGCCGACGCAGCAACGAGCGTTCTTCCTGGCGATCAAGCACGGAGTAGCGGAGCGTCGAGGAATCAACGCCCGGCGCATCCTCCGCGGCGAGGAGTCGCTCGGCACGGAGTGGGAAATCGCGCCAGCTCAAGAGGTGCTCGGGATCCCCGTCAGTGAGAAGGGGCCAGATCCTGCCGCGTTGCGCGATGAGCCGGTCATGCCGTCGTATCTCCAGTATGCCGGGAAGGATTACGTCATGGAATATGTCCCCGGTGAGCCGGGAGGCACGTCTGAGGCGCAGCGCTACGGTAAAGCGGTCAGAAAGTACCGGGAGAAGAAAAAAGCCCGCAGAGGGGCTCTGGAGACCTCGCCAGAGCGATACGTCGGATTCCCGGAGGAAAGAGAGCCTGATGTGCTCCTGTCCCCGGAGGAGCAAGCCAAGGAGTACGGCGAGAAGAGGAAGCGATTCGTCAAGGAAGCAGAGGCAGAGGCAGCAGCAATCAGGAGGATACTGAGATGAGCGAGGCGAAGAGACGAGGCCGACCCCCAGGCAGCAAGAACAAACCAAAGCCGGGCCGCCCACCGACAGGCCAGCGAGGCCGCCCACCCGGCAGGCCGAAGAAAGGGGGCCACAAGAAACCTCAGCACACGGATCTGGAGTATTACAGGCAGGCAGCGCGCGACCCGCTCAAGGAGGAGCACAGGAGCAAGGCGACTTCAGCGATTTGGATAACCGACACTCGCACGGATCTGCCAAGCGTCAGGTGCTTCGGGGTCCCGATGTCAAGTCCAGCGTCCATGGACAGGCCGACAAAGGTGCTGCTCAAGTGGCCGAGGTGCAGCACGCCGATCAACGACGCGATCGAGCAGGGTTATCTGAAGGCCAGCGGTAAGGGGCTCAACCCCAAGCCCCCGCATTTCGGGATCGGGCAGGGCGGGGAACTGGTGCAGTTCCTCGATCCGACGAGAAACGGCTCAGCCATGGGGAAGGGCGCGTTCGACGAGGAGTGCAGGCAGTCCAGTACAATCGTGGTCGTCGCACTCCAGCCTAGGTCAGCGGGCAAGCGTCCGACCGTCGCCCAGGTCCGCACGACTGAGCGCCTGCTCACACTCCTGAGCCGGATCTACGGTTTCCGCGGTGGCTACCTCGTCGAGGAACTGGAGTGGCAGGAGGGGCGGCAATTCGTCAGGGACAACCCCGGAATAGCAGCAGCATAAACAGGCCAGCCCATAGAGAGAGCCCGAGCAGCCGCGTAAGCATGGTCTACCTCCTCGGGTCGTTGGGGTCGCTATTGCGTTGGTCGTGGTCCTCGTGATCCAGCCATGGGAATCGCTTCAGGCGCGCCTTGTGCGCCCCGCGGCGACGGTTGCGAAGCGCTAGTGTGCCCTGCTTGCGCGGCTTGCCGGCGGCGCGCCTGCTCTGCTCCAGCCGCATATGCGCGTCGTGCTGATCCAGGTCCAGCCAACGATCAGGGAAGCGCGCTTGCAGGAGTCCGTTGGACCATTGCACGAGCGCGCCAATCTCTCCGTCTATCTGCACGACCGCGGCGATGACCCGCACGTCCGCTGGCAGATCTGAGCAGAGATCTCGCGCTGCCTCGACGGCCGCGGGGATCGTTGTGATTTTCATTGATTCAGGCATCCTTCGCCTCCCTCCAGGACTCGAGCATCCACCGCTCGGTCCTGCTCCAGCACCGGCGACGCAGCAGCTTCGGGATGTCTAGACGGGCGAGGATCTCGTCATAGCATCCCGTCGTGTTCACGCCCAGGCGCTCGCCCCAGTGCTCGCGCTGCCATGAAGGTGGCAATACGCGACCGTGGGCCAGGGTGCCGGCGACGCGTGGCATGGACGCGTGAGACCAGCGCAGATTCCCAACGCAGTGCAGAGACCCACCGCAGTGCAGATTCCCGCCGCAGAACAGAGACCCATCGCAGCGCAGATACCCGCCGCAGCGCAGATCCCCATCGCAGTACAGATTCCCAACGCAGTCCAGATTCCTGATCCTCTCCCCGGCACCTGCGTACGGGATACCGCACGTTATATGAGCATCGCCATCAATGGCGATGCAGCCGTCCTCGT